GTGAATTACGCCACCACCCGGACCATCACCGCACCTGAGGTGACACAGTTTGAGGTCACCCTGAACGGGCACCAGACCACGCGATAACCCCTTTTTTCCAGCATCAGCTCACGCATACGGAGTTTCCCTCATGCCGATTTATTCAACCGGCGACCTCAACACGTCTGCACTCACGGCACCTGACCTTTATGTCCAGGTTGTCCCGCCCCGGGCCCGTTACATTAACGGTGTACCCACCGACGGGCTGGGGCTGGTGGGTGTGGCATGCTGGGGGCCGGTTAACAGCGCCTTTTGTATCCGTTCTGATAACGACATGGCCTTCTTTCTGGGCGCGCCTAAAGACCGCCAGTATGACCTGGCCACGGCGGCTGCCATTTCACTGCAGCTGGGTGCTGCAAACCTGAACTGTGTGCGTGTGACAAACGGTCAGGATAAAGCGGCCAGTGGCAGACTCTGTGAAAATGGCAGCAAGTCAGGCCTGCTGCTGACCGCACTCTACAGCGGGACGCGGGGAAACCAGATAATTGCAGGTATCGGCAGCGGTACCGCCGTGAATTCGAAAAAACTGACCCTCAGTCTGCCGGACGTGAGTGCGGAAGTCTTCGATAACCTGCAGGGTGAAGGGGATGTGTTGTGGAAAGCCATAGCGCAGGCAGTAAATCACGGCCAGATGAATATCCGTGGCCCTAGCCAGCTGGTACGTGCGAAAGTCACTGAAAATGAAGCGCCCGCACAGGCCGCGGTTAAAGAGGTTACTCTCAGTGGTGGCACTGACGGCGCGACCGGTATCACGGATGCCACGCTCCTGGGGACGGATGGCACCGACGCTCCCCGTAAGGGCATGTATGCCCTGCGTAGCACGAATTCACAGGTCATCAACCTTACCGATGTGACCGATAAAGCGTGCTGGCCCGCCATGGCAGCGTTTGCGCGCTCCGAAGGTGCCTATGCCATCGCCCAGGGCCCGGCCTCCGCAGGATGCAAGGCGGTGTCAGAAGCACTCAACAGCTCTGGCGTGGACGACTGGCATCTCAAGCTGATTGTGGGTGACTGGCCTTACTGGAAGGACACCGCAAACGGCACAAACCGCATGATTGCGCCCGCGACCTTTGAGGCAGCGAATATTGCCGCCCGGGCACCCCATGTTTCCACGCTCAACAAACGTATCCCCGGCATCATTGCCACCGAGCGGCAACTGGCGGGGCGTCCTTACTCCGTGCCGGAAATCGGAGCCATAAACTCAGCCCGCCTCGACGTCATCACCAGTCCCTGTCCGGGCGGCAGTTACTTCGGCATGCGCTCGGGGCGTAATACCTCATCGAATCCGACCCAGAACGATGACACTTACACCCGCATGACCAACTTCCTGTCGCTGACCATAGCGGCGAGCTTCGGCAGTGTGGTGGGTGACAATCAGACCACGGACCTGCGCCGGGAAACCAAAAGCACGCTTGAGTCTTTCCTGTCGAACCTGGAAACGCTGAAGATGATTGGCGACCCGAATGGCGGACCAGCCTTTGCGGTGCGCCTCGATGCGGCTAATAACCCGGATGCGCGCGTGGCACTGGGCTACATGACCGCCGATGTGCAGGTCAAATACCTCAATGTGGTGCGCTACTTCCTGGTGAATCTGGAAGGGGGCGGCAGCGTGTCCATCTCCGTCTCAGACAGTTTGTCGCGCTGAACTGTGCCTCACTCCTCATTACTCCGGAGATAAACCATGCCAACCCTTGGCTATACCGTCGGGCGTGATATTGCCGTCGATATCAATACGCCGACGGGAAAACTGCGCATTCCCAAAATCATGAGCTTTGACTCTAAGCCGCAGGTCTCGACCCATAAAATCACGCCGCTCAACGGCATTACCGACGAACTGCAGATCCCCGTCGGCTGGAATGGCACCATCACGGCTGAACGTATGGATGCCACGCTCGATGATTTCTGGGCGAGGTGGGAAGACAACTACTATAACGGCATCGATCAGCCCCGCGGCACCATCACCGAAACTATTACCGAGGCAAACGGCACCGTCAGCGTGTACCGCTATGAGGGGGTGTCGTTTCACCTTACCGATGCAGGCAACAAGCAGGGTGAAAAGACAGTTAACCAGACCCTGTCATGGACAGCCAACCGCCGTAAAAAAGTGAACTGAGGAACAAATCATGGTGCAGGTAAGAGTGCATGAAACGCCGCCCGCCGTGGCAGAGTCTGCGGTCAAATCCGACCAGGTCCGGGATGCCAGCGGGCGCGTCATCACCCTGCGTGAGCTCGACCCGGTGCAGGAATCCAGGCTGACTGTAGCTGTCGGCCCCGAAATGGCCATCAACGTGATGTACATGAACATGTACGCCTTTCCGGCAGCGGCCGTGGCTGACATAGACGGCGAAGAATACCCGGTGCCGCAGAACCCGAAGCAGATTGAAAGCATGCTCGCTATTTTGGGCAAAAGTGGACTTAAAGCGGTGAGCGCCTTTCTTCGTGCCAGGTCCAAAGACAACGAAGATGAGGCTACGGAGACCGCCGCAAAAAACTAGCGCAGAACCCCGCCTTTATAAACCAGTGCTGGCTGATGAAAGCCGGGGTTCCGTTCAGCGTGATTTTCCCGGGCCTGACAGCGCTGATGCCCCATGAGCGCATCGCCATGGGTGTGGTCATCGGCGAGCTTGAAGGCGGCACCTATAACTGGAACACGCGCAGGTGGGAGGAGGGTAAGTAATGGACCTTGAGCAATTTGCGCGTGAGCTGTCGTCTGATTCAGCCTCAATCGCTACCGGGCTGGAGGCCAGTTTCCGCGTCATCGTGAAAGAGATTGAGGAAACGGCGAAGGAAGAAATCGGCGTGTACCAACCTGCTTATCGGCCGTTTGAGGCCTGGGCACCACTGGCAGCCTCCACCAGAGCCGACCGTGTTCGCCAGGGTTACAGCGAAGATGAGCCGCTGCTGCGGTCAGGCAGGCTCAGAGACTCCATCCAAAGTGAAGTTGTGGGTCTGGCAGCCATCGTTGGGACCAAAAGTGAAATCGGGCTCTGGCAGGAGGTCGGGACTGATCGTATACCGCCGCGGCCCTTTATCGGCCCCGCTTACGTGCGCAAGATTGACCCCTTGATGGAGTCGATCGGACTGGCGATTTCTTGTTGTTTGAAAGTGTCCTGAGTGGTGTTGAGGTTAAGGTTATACTGAAAATTGCCGATATAGTGACAAAAGGGAGTTGCTGAGGAAGTATGTTTTGTGGTTTTCTTTAGCAACACAGAGCGCGCCATAAGTTGATACAATCAAGTTTTGTCATCAATCATCCAAAAAACGAGCGGGTTTTGCTCTAAAATGAATAATCATTGGCGGACGTTTCATCTAAAGTTAAAGCTAACGCAGGCTCCAATAGTCTCGGCTAAGGAGAACAATCATGACAAAATTTAACATGCAGATTAAGCAGAACTATGCCTCTTTCTTTTTCAAAGAAAGTGATAAGTGTGTGATTGTTGACAGTTTTGATAATCAAGAATTTGATGTGCGTGTCGGTACGATTGGCGAAAGCAAGCTCGTTGGTACAGTGAACGCTTACTCTGACGAAGAGTTAAATGAGAAGTTAGAACGCGTAACGGCAGACTATATATGACAATAACGCGTCAAGGTTTGGACGATCTTGAGGCGATAATTAATGATAGCCTTGAGACTGAGTGCATAGAGATGACTTTTTCGGGGCATTTCTCTTTCGATAGAGTAAATGACCCGAGGAACAAACCAGCAATAACCCTAAAAGAACTTGAAGATATCTTCGTTAAGTTCAAAGCAGCTCACGCCAAAGTTGTGTCTGGCTATTCCACAAATGATACCTTCGTACTGAAATGCAACAAAACTAAAATCAATTTGCCATGCGGTGTTGAGTTGACGAGAAAGCATGGCAAACCCTGGATGAAAGTCACCGTGATGACGGTGATGAGGAAAGACCCGTTCTTAACAAATGATAAATACGAATTGTTCGTGAATTGAGTGCATTTATCGCAATTGACATTAACCTAGCTACGGCTGGGTTTTTTTATGCCCGCAAATCGAGGTCTCTATGGATGTTCAGGCTTACCGCGTAGCTGTGCGCCTTGCGCTGGACGATCAGCTTACGCGTAGCCTGCTGCAGGTCAGTCGCGATGCAATCGAGCTCAATAAGAAGTTCGTCACCATCACCAGGAACATCAAAGCATTGACGAGTGCGGCCCGTGAGGCGACATCCGCTTTGAGGGCTCTCAATCGCTCCCTGAACAATCAGTTCTGCGGCGCATCCCGCGGCGCGCGTGAATATGCCGGTGCCATCCGTGAGATAGCTGATCAGACGCAGCGCATCAACCGGGCCTCCCGGCATGCGCCAAGGGCTGCGGGAAGCATTGGTGCCGCCATGACGCTGCCCGTTCTGGCAGCAGGTGCCGCCGCTGCAGGCGGCAGCGGTGGATATGGCAACCCTGGCGTAAGACATGCACTGCCTCCGCCTTCAGGACAGGGGGGCTGGTGGCATGGCTGGCATAACGGTGTGCCGCCGGGCGGCTGGGGTGTGGGTGGCGCAGGGCGTGGTGGCGGTGATGGACACCCTCCCGGCGGAGGCTCCTTTTCAGAGGGTATGACCAATCTGGCAACCGGCTATCTGGGTTTCAGAATGCTGAAGGGCTTTGTTGATGAGGCAGCCCGCTACCAGACCATGACCGAGAAGTTCAGACAGTTCGGCATGGGTCAGGCGGCAACAGAAGATGCACTGCGTTTCGCTGAAACTACCCGTATCCGTGGCTCCTCGGCTACTGACATGCTGAAATATCTTGTGGAAGCGCAGGGGGTATTCAGCGAATCGGGAGCAAAAACGCTGGATGAGCAGCTGCGCGCGGCAAAACTGGCGGCACCGGTGCTGGCGCGAATCAACTTCGCCTCCCGCGGGCTGGATGAACATCAGCGTGAAGCCACAACCGCAAAACAGATGGATATGCTGCGCTTCACCGAGACGGCGGGTGGACTGAAAAGCCCGGAGCGCTTTGATGAACTGATGGACGCAGCGTTTCGCGCCATTCAGTCTTCAGGCGGCAATGTCGATTTCACCCAGTACCGTCAGTTTATGGCCAAAGCGGGCACCTCTGCCTTTAACCTGAGCAATAAAGCCC